TAAGAGATATGTATAGAGCTAATAGAGACGGTATAATAAAAAATACAGATATGTGGGTATTTCAATTAGGTAATAGTGATATTAAGGCTTTACCTACGGGAACTGGAGAAAAAATACGCGGAATGCGTGCTCACGACACGATAGCCGAGGAATTCAGGTGCGTTCATCGTAATACCTTAGTGCAAACCGACTTAGGACTAATGAAAATTAAGGATTATATTTCCAATGATGTTAGTTCAGTTATGAACGGGGAAAATAAATTTGAAGTGCCGGACAAAATCTATATTACTCCAAAAACAGATGTGTATAAAATTACTACTGACTTAGGATATTCTTTTAAATGTTCTTCTATTCATCAAAGTATGACTAGTGAAGGATGGAAATTGGCGAAAGACCTAGTTGTTGGAAAGGACCATCTCGAACTAGATTTTAACGAGTATTTTCCGGCGGAAAATTTAAAAAGAAATAAAACTATACTTGATACTAATTTAGCGTGGCTGATAGGAATGTGGATGTCGGAAGGAACGAATACTTATTATAATTCTATTAATTTGACGAATACTGATTTTTCATTAATTCCTTCTTATCAGACGACTTGTCACGATACAAAGTTACGAAAAGACTTGGCGTATTGGGGTATTGATTATACTACTAGTCATTATAAAACTATACCTTGGTCTATTTTACAATCTCCACGAGATGTAGTTGTGTCCTTTTTGTCGGGATTGTTTGAAGGTGCTGGAAGTTTATTTGGAGTAGAATCTCATCAACAATACGCTTGTTCCTATTACTCGGCGTCCGAAGAGTTAATTGATGTATTACAAATATTATTACTTAAATTTGGCATTATGTCGGCCAAAAACAATAAGTCTAGCAAATGGAGTAATAAACACCAATGGATGTTGTCAATTCGAGCACAAGAGTCTTTAGAAAAATTATATAATCTTTTAGATGTACAGAAGTGGAAATCTAAAGATAAACTAGAGTTCATAGGGTCATGTGATACTCAAGAAGAAGACAATAAATTATTTGGTGATTATTGGTTCAATACTAGAAAATGTATTAGAGTGCGTAGTGTTGAAAAGTTACCAGAACAAGAAATATTATATGATTTTAATATACCTAAAAGTCATAGTTTTATAGGTAATGGTTTTATACAACATAATAGTATGAATCGTGAAATATTTGAAACTGTTATTGCTGGTTTTGGCGCTGTGAGTAATAATCCACTTGATTTAGTAAAGAGTCAAGCCGGTAAAAGATTATCTAAAAAATTAGGTATGGCAATTGAAGAAGAAGAGAATGAATTTAGAAGAGATAATCAACTTATTATTAGTGGTACTTGCGATTTCGCTTTTAATCATTTTGCCGAATACTGGAAACGATGGAATAATATTATAACTAGTCGTGGCGATAAAGAAAAGTTAAGTCGTCTATTTGAGGGGAAAGAAATACCAGAAAATTTCAATTGGAAAGATTATTCTATTATTAGAATTCCATATGATTTACTTCCAAATGGCTTTATGGATATGGGACAATTAGCTCGTTCTAAAGCTACAATGTTGCCAGAACTTTTTAATCAGGAATTTGGAGCAATCTTCGTCAATGACTCTACCGGATTTTTTAGACGAAGCGTTATAGAAAAATGTGTGGCCTCTCCCGCCAACTCTATCGACATACCTGGATATGGCACGGTCATCTATAATCCAGTCCTAAGAGGTAAACCAGACCAACGTTACGTATTCGCTGTAGACCCTGCCTCGGAACAAGATAAATTTTCCATCATCATAATAGAACTACACTCTAACCATCGTCGAATTGTATATTGTTGGACGACAGACAAAAAAGACTTCCGCGATAAAAAACAAGTCGGGCTAATTAAAGAGTCGGACTTCTATGCGTACTGCGGGCGTAAAATCCGTGAACTTATGATTTTATTTCCGTGTGAAGCAATAGCTATTGACTCACAAGGCGGTGGCGTAGCCGTAATGGAAGTTTTACACGATAAGAGTAGATTGCAAGAGAACGAAAAACCGTTATGGCCAGTTATTACCGATAAGTCAGCTTATACAGATGGGGAATTTGGTGAACACATTATTCACATCATTAATTTCGCGGATGCCAATTGGACTTCCGAGGCGAATCATATGTTGAAAAAGGATTTTATGGATAAGACCTGTTTATTCCCTCATGTAGATGCCGTTGAGTATGCACTGGCCGCAGGACAAGACGAAATTCAGAACCGATTATATGACACATTGGAGGATTGTATATTTGATATAAACGAATTAAAAGATGAACTTGCCATTATTGTAATGACTCGTACACCCAATGGGCGGGATAAATGGGATACGCCAGAAATTAAACTACCCAATCAGAAAAAAGGTAAACTTCGTAAAGATAGGTATTCGGCCTTAGTTATGGCTAATATGGTGGCGAGAACTCTACAGAGGACCGTTCCTAGAAGCAAGTTTGAAACGGAAATTGGTTGGGCTAGGGGTAAGTCGGACGATGTTGGTGGTCCGTTATACGTTGGACCAAATAGGTGGGCCGAAGCTTTAAACTTGATTTATTAAGAAATAAAGGTGATAAAATGAACAATGTTGGACCTTGGACACTACAAGAGTTAACTTTTTTACGAAAAAATATAGGAATTAAGATAAAAATGGTGTATTCTATTTTAGAGAAGATAATCGTATCGTAATCCAATTACACACAATTGAGTAAAATTATGAGTAAAGAACCACTATTTAAAAGAAATTTCGTTGACGCTAAAGGTATAGTTCATACTACCCCTATGGATATGGACTATCTAGAGGAAGATATTAAAATTTCTAAAGGTTCGTTTGGTGGCGAGCTTGGTCGTAAATTTGAGGATTATGATGGTAATATCTCGGTAAAAAGCACATATGACCGTTCAGATTATCAGTGGTTCCGAGGTCACACGTCTTCATTAAATGTCGTTCAACAGATGAAGATTGCTCAAAAAGCGTATGAGAAAGTTGGTATGGTACGTAATATTATTGATATGATGGGGGACTTTACTACGCAAGGAATAAGAATTGAACACCAGAATCCTAAGAAAGAACGATTTTTACAGGATTGGTTTGAATATGTGCGTGGGCCGGAAATTTCAGAACGTTTTGTTAATCTATTATACCGACTAGGTAATGTTCCAATACAAACGGCTTTTGGTCTAATTAATAAGTCGGTCGAAGATAAAATGAGTGAAAGTAAGGGTGTATTTGATACTATTGAATTTCAAGATATTAAACCTTCTAAGCGAGAAATACCATTAAAATATACTTTTATACCGCCGTGGTCATTAGAGGTTGCGGGCGGTGAGTTAGCTCTTTTTATTAATCGCCCGATTTATTTAGTTAATATTCCTGTGGGCGTGCGTACAGAATTAGCTAATATTAAAATGGCTAATAATTCTAAACTTAAAGAAGAAGTAGATAAAATATTTAATCAACTTAAACCTTTTACTGACGGACAGAATTCCAAAATATACCTCGACCCTAAGAATTTTCAGATTTATTTCTATAAAAAGGATGATTGGCAAACTTGGGCGGTGCCAACTATCGCGGCTATTGTGGACGATTTAGTTATGTTGGAAAGAATGAAATTAGCTGATATGTCAGCATTAGATGGGGCTATTTCAAATATTAGACTTTGGCGTGTGGGTATAATTGATACATCTAATATAAATAATAGTATAATTCCCACTCGCGCTGGTATTAATAAGATTAAGACAATTTTGGCTAACGGCGTCGGCGGCGGCACTATGGATTTAGTGACTGGGCCAGAGGTTGACTTTAAAGAATCCAATACTCAAGTACATCAATTTTTAGGGTCGGAAAAATATAAGACTACTTTAGACGCGATTTATGATGGTATGGGAATTCCGCCTCCGTTGCGAAGTGGTGGAAGTTCTAGTAACGCCACTAATAATTATGTATCATTGAAAACATTAATTGAAAAATTAGAATATGGTCGCACTATACTTCTAACGTTTTGGACTAAGCAACTCG